TGCGAGCCTCATTGAGGGCTAATTCAACTTCGTTGAATCTTGAATCCTCAATCATTCTTCGGGTGACACCGACAGCTATTCCCCACTCCTTAACACTAACACGCTCAGAACGCATCTTTGTGTGTTGGTATTTTGGTGTGCTTCCTTCATCTATCTGTTCCATATTCATAGAAGGAAGACGGAATGTTAAATCAATGTCTCCACCTGTGTCGGTAGTCATAGTATCTGAAAAAATTTGCAATGCGTCCAAGTCGGTTACGTTGTAATCTTCAAGTGCATCCTTATAGTCTATAAGAATACGCTCTCCCGTACCTCCTGTTGCCGCATATGCGCCTTTGTTTACAGATGTTAATAAACCACCCTTCGTTGTTATACTTGCAATCGCCATAATTAACTCCTTATAGTAACATCACCTTTTTCAATTGGATGGAGGCTACTCCATCTTCAAGTGCTATTGCAGTTGGTCCGCCACCCGTTGCCGGGAGAACGGCTAATTCTAAAACACCAGAAGCCCTAGCTTCCAGCATTGAACCAGCTGATGCGGCTGTACCGCTTGTGTAACAATTTACTACGATGCCTCGTCCTGATATACAATTCACTATATTACCGGAAGTTGCAGTTGTTAAAGCTACACCCAATAGTCGGCCACCACTGATAGTACACGCATCGACTTGTTCATCGGCTGCGGTTAATTGCAGTGGGTCGCCAGCATATATGGTCGAACCGGCAGTGAATGGTAATATGCGTCCGGGGGCACCCCCGTCGTTCAACAAAATCTCAGTTGTTGAACCTGTACTTTTTGCCATATTTACTCACCTCTTTCAAGAGCATCCTTATTGAGTCTTATCTTGCCATCTTTGATAGCAAATAATCTCTCGACCTGCTGCTCTTGCTCAACAGGTTTATTCTCGGACTCGTGGGCCTTCCCTTTCCCGAAGGTCTTTTCAGATTCTTCAGGTTGTGGAATAGCATCCAAAGCGTCACTAAAACCAATGAGACGATTTTCTTCCCAAGCACCTAATTCTTGTGCTCGAGTTTCCTTTGCCTCTTCAGTAATACTTCCCAGAAGGACTTCCTTAGAGATTACGTTACCTACAAGCTTTGCTTTTCGTGCTTCGATTTCAGCAGCTTGTCTCTCCTCCTCAGCTTTCTGGAATGCGGCGACTTGGTTCATAGCGTCTTCATACTTAGTCTGCAACTCAACGTGGCTATTGTTAACCTCGTCCAATTGCTTCTTGTATGAAGCAAACTCACGTTCCAACAATGTTTCAGCGTTTGACGTTTTTGCGTCTTTTGTTTCTTCGCTCATTGTATCTACCTCTTTTTGTGTCCCTTCGTGGGACTCACATTCACACGTTTTTCCATCTGAACAAGAATCGCAACAAAGCTCTTCCTTTTCCTCAACGTGCAAACCACACTTCTCGCCAATAGTACATTCCTCGCAAACAGGGGTTGAAACGTCATTCTCAATAAATGATACTTCTACAGGTCTAATATTAGTTGCATAGGCATCACCCATTACATCAACATCCTTGGAAAACCAATCAATACTGACGTGCGTTACATCTCCTTTCTTTACTTTTTCAATCATATCGTGCGACCGTGCCGTTTCTTCCGAAAGACGGGCCAACATTTTAATGGCAATCTTGCCATTGTCCATTTCTTGAATCTCAGGATTGAACGCCGTTCCGATTAATTCTTCGGGCGTTCTCTGATGATTAACGTAAATAGGAAGCTCTTTAAAAGCTTCTACACTATTCTTAAGCATTTCCGGCTCTATATAAACCTTTTGCTCTTCTCCATCAATTTCGTAGTCGTGGCGACCTGAAGTAATAGCTATAATAGGAAATTCTACAGTTTCGTGTTCATCTGTTTCTGATAATGTAACATCTTGTATTTCAAAATCCAAAGCAAAACTTCGGTGGGTCTCATCTAGACTCAGAATGCCAAATTCTTTTTCCTCACCGTTTTCTTCTGCCCACATCGAGCACATACCTTGAGCCAAAGACTCGTGATTATCTATCCCCTTTTTCTTTAGCCGGGGGTTGAGCTCTGCTATACACCTTTGAAATGCGTTCATTAGACTACCTCTACAATCTCTTTCTTTGTGGTACTTTTATCCGTTTTCTTTGTATCAGGACCCCTTTTCGTTTGTTTCTTTTTGGACCCCTTTACATTAGCGGATGGTTTATTCCCTCTTTTCTCGGTTCGCTTTTTTTCTTCTTTATTATCTTGATTACGGCCTCCCGAGACATTAACATTTTCAGCAGTAGGTTGAATAGGGACAACACCTTCTGGGTCCAGTCCCCTTTCTGCTCTAACTTCACCGGGTGCTAAGACACCTTCCGATAAATAAATCATATCGGTCTTGGCTTTAGTAAAAGCGTCTTCCACATTAAGTGCCCTGAATACAAATCGTATTTCATCACCTAATTGTGGCATCAACTGGGAATTAATAGCAGATTCAACTGACTTCTGTAAATATTTAACATAAGGTTCAAATATAGGACGAGCCTCTTCAGGATTGGTCCACATTGAACGAGGTATCTTCAAAGCCATATGAATCTTGTCAAGTATATCATCTGTGTACTTTCCATATTCAAAAGCTCTTTGAGTTCCCTCTAATTCTTTAATAACTATATCATTTCCGTGTATTATATCTTCACCGGGTTCCAATGAATTAAATGCACTCACTATTTCATTAATCTTATCTGGTCCATAAGGCATATCGGGTAGTCCAGCCGATATGTCAAACCTAGAAACAGCATATTTATTAAGTGCTGCTGCGATATCTCTTTCTGCGTAGTCTTTTAAATCCACAAGATAAAGAATGGGATGAATATCTGATAATCCGTAAGCATAATCATCAAAAGGGTTGTTCTTTAATTCGACAATCTCTGCCTCTGCGAATCTCACATTCTCTTTGTCCTCTCCCACTTCTTGATAATAATATTCTATTTGTCCGTGTTCATTTCTTTTTACGAACATATTCTGGGATGACCTTAAAACTAAATTATCACCAGTCCATTCTAAATAGGATGTTCCGAAAATTCGAGCATTGCGTAACCAACTGTAGATAATCATATCTACATTGATATCGACAAACATCTTATCTATCTTTTCTCGAAGTTTCTCATCTTCAGTAACAATGTCATATCCGTCTTTTACTGCATAAAAACAAGGGAGGTCAATTAAAGACCTTACCAAGGGGTCTGCTAAATATACATTCATATAAACCCTATTATCCCCAATATGAGGTTCATAATTGCGTCCGGGCCATTGTCTGCGTAGCTTTAATCTACGAATAACACCTTCCCCGAAATCCAGAGGTTTGTCTTCCTTAAAAGGGGGATTTGAACCCACTCTGGCAAATCTACGCTGTATCCAGTCGCCAAGACCCATTGATAATCACTTGTAAATAACAGCTGCGCTACTATTAATAGTTTGTCCTACAAATTGCGTAATTCTCTTTTAAATGTAGTGCCCCGCCTTCGCCCGGTAGTAATTATGGGTGCTCCACTATAAGACCCCCGGCGCACATTCCTACTACCGCGCTTAGCTACATTTATTCCACTAAAAGTGCCTTCTGCGGGTAACATTGACAGGGTTCCGTGTATCCCCAACACACTGCTATCGCAATAATCATCGTGCTTGCCCGATGGAGCCATAATTTTCTCTGTTTTTTGAGTAGCATCCATCACATACTCTAAATCTACGTGTTCTCTATACCATTTCCACACTAATTTTGCTTGCGGCGGTGGAAGATTTTCAGGGTTAGGAACTTTGACAAGGCCTTGCTGCACAAACGATACATAATCACGATAAACATAGCTTTTACTCCCTTTCGAACCTCCTGTAAAGATAAAAGGTAAGAAATGTATACTTCTTGGAATGCATTCCAACCGAATTTCCTGCTCTATCGCTCCTCCTATCCCCGTTGCGTCAATTATTATCCGTTTAGCATCAAATTGGTCAGCTATTTGTATAATTCGCTGTCGCTGATACGGAATATCGTGTCCACCTGTTTTAGGGCTAATTTCTTCTAAGTATAACAGACGCGATATGTTCCCCACGTCAGATTTTTCTGTTCTCCATACACCAATAACAGTACTATTAACAGATTTACCAATGTCAACAGAAACAGTATTATTAGAACCCACTTCTCTTCCTTCGTCAATTTGTTCAAATGTGTAAAGTTCGTAGTCATCAAAGCACCTCCTTAAAGATTCACTGCTAAATACATTAGATATACTTTCCACAAACGTACATTCATATTCAGTCTGCCAATGAAGGGATTCTTCCCCCCATTCCATCATTTTAGTTAACATAGATTCTTCATCATAAGGAGGGTCATATGCTTCTCCCTTGATAATGGCATCTCGCCACGTAAATTGCAATCTTTCAAAGCTATCATCGTAATTTTCATCATACAGATATTGATACATATGGTTATCTTTGGTCTTAGGTGTCCCTAAATTGATAAATGGAGCACTATTAGCAATAATGCACGGTTCTACATTATCTACGAATACACTATCTGCGATTAAAGGGCTTTCGTCAACAACCAAAAAGGTAGGATGTTGTCCTCGAATCGATTGTCCCTGATTGGAAGGCGCTACAGGAGCCCTTCGCATTACAGTTCCGGCCTTCATTTTAATATAAGGCTTATTATGAAGTTTATAATTACCCACAAGGCTGTCTAAAAAGTTATTATCCTTGAAATGTCTGTAAACGTAGTTAAAAATTAAGGCAGCTTGGTCTTCTGTTGGTGCAATAATGAAAACAAGGTCACGAAAACGCTTAAAAAACATATAAATGACAACTGCAACTGACAGCGCCCACGACTTTCCGCTACCACGTGGAGCTAAAATTGCCATCTTACGTTGTTTATCCTTATTTCCATCTGGAAAAGTAAGAGCTTTTGCTATGATTTGCAATTGTAATGGTCTTAATCTTAAAGGACGTCGTTCTTTATCTACTAAATAAGTTTCACAGAATGCTCTAATGAGCTTTTCCATCTTTTTTTCATTGGTTCGAACGGTTTCAAAGAATATCTCTAGATTTTGGGAATCATAAGAATTCCGCCCCGTCATCGCTGCTTTCAATCTCTTTGTTTCGTCCTTCACTGGTTTCGGTTTCATCATCTTTTAATTCTCCGAGGAAGTTC